GTGAGACTCGGCCTCGGTACAGATCCCCAGTGGAGACGTACCTTCTTGTCGAGTGGTGCACCTGCATACGAGTACTACAGTATGTATGTGCCCCACATCGCTGTGGCATCCCTGATTCGAGATCTTGCGGAGAAAGGAGCTACGGTTGCTGCTGCAAAGCAGTACCTGAACTCATCTCTTCCGCTCTACCCCAGTACCAGCAGCATGATAGCTGTTGGTTCTGAGGCAGTTAACAAGTTCTCGCCGATCAACCCCATCGCTGACACCATGACTACGCTAGCGGAGTTCGCCTCTGAGAGGAAACTCTTCAGCGTACCTGGTAGCAGCGGGAATCCTGGGAGCGAATACCTGAACTACCAGTTCGGGATCGTTCCAACCGTATCGTACCTTCATGACCTGAGGGATGCGATGCGGCGTAAGGAGGAGGTTGCCTACCAACTCGCTAGGGATAGCGGGCGGGTAGTTCGTCGGAAGGGAAAACTGTCTGAATACGACGAGGACGTAAATACCGTCTCCGTCGACGCCTCGGCGCACCCGGCTTATTACGGCACGGGTGGTTCAGCAGTTTCGAATCCTGGCCGTCGTACCATCTCGACAACTACCACCACTCGGTGGTGGTTCAGCGGTGCCTACACGTATCATTTCCCTGAAGAGGGTCTGATGCGGAAGGTCGCTGAGCTTGACAAGCTTTATGGTGTCAAGGTCGGGGTGGACACGGCATGGGAGTTGATGCCATTCTCGTGGTTGCTGGACTACAAGTACAGCTTCGGCAGCGCGTTGAAGAATTTGAACGCGTATGCCCAGGATGGACTTGTGTTGCAGTACGGATACGTGATGTGCACCTCAGAAGTGAGGACATCTTACACGTGGGAGGGTATGCTTGCTGATGCAGGCGGCACCTTCCGCAGTACCGTACTGACCGCTGATGTCGTCAAGACATGTAAACAGCGTGTTCCAGCTAGTCCGTTCGGGTTTGGCTTGCTACCCGGTGATCTATCAGATCGCCAGCTTGCCATTCTCGCAGCACTAGGTATCTCATACCTAGGCCACAAGAGCTGAACAATCAGTTCAGCTTTCCAACCATGCGTCAAACAAGACGCACGCTCAGAAAGTTCCATCATGTTTTCAGAGCCACAGACCGTGACGGTCGCCGGCGTGGGTCAAACCCTCGTCCGCGTCGCTTTCGGCGACCGGAAGGGTGTCTTCGAAGACACCCTCGGCAACAGGCTGACGGTCCAGCACACTGCTGGCCGTCGGAACCGTCACATCGTGCGATTCGACCGAACCAAGATGGCTGCCGACCCCACGCTAGACGGGGTGTCGCGCAACTACTCGATGTCGGTCCAGCTCCTCATCGACGTCCCGCCTGTCGGGTTCAGTGCCACAGAGATGGCAGAGAACGCGCAGGCGCTAGTCGACTGGGCTGACGCTGCAGGTGTCCTGTCGAAGGTCACTGCAGGTGAATCGTAGGAGTCGTCGATGGATTCCGCGGTGCCTTGGCATCGCGGTGACGCTCCTGCTCTGAGAACACGACCATGGACTCTCTAGCTCGAAAGGAGCACAGAGTGATAGATCGTGGAATGCTCTGGGCCGCTGCCCTCGAAGATCTGGGGGCAGGATGCTCAGTAGACACCTCTCTCGACAAGGAATATGTCGAGAAGCGCTGTCAGGAGGAGGGTGACAAGTTCTTCACCGTCACTCTCCCGCGATTTGGTAAGGACTTCGAGGCTTGCCTCGAGGACCTCGTCATCTCGCGTGACCGTTTCCGCGGATTTGGCCGGCGCGAGCGCCGGCTGATCTGCGAAGGTGAGAAGTCATACCTCACCCCAGGTGGACTCCCGAAGTTTCTTCAGGGGTTCATGGAACAGGTCTTCGCTGACGATTACGTCGTGACTCGCGACGAGCTCAGCGAGCTGCGGTCAGTGTTCCTCGGCTTCCGTATCACGGAGCCGTGGTCACAAGACGGGTCCCACGCCGTGTGGGTCCCTGCAGATCGAGAACTCGCTGCTCAGCTCCCTCCGATTTTCAGGCTTGACCTGAGCGAGAGGGAGATGTACTCCAGGGCGGCAAACGCCGTCGCAGCCATCAGGCAGCTCTGCCTGATGTTCGGCAAGGAGAAGAGCGACTGCTCTCCCGACCTTGTCGACGCTGCAATCAACGAGTACGTCGCCACTGACGAGGAACTGATGCTCCCTTTCTCGACGGAAGAGTAGATCGTCTTCTCAAAGACGGGACACTCGACCGCGTCAAAAAGGTCATCGCCGTAGGCTTCGGTGACGCCCTCCACAAGGTAGACCACATGGTCTACCATGGTGGGTTGTTTCCGAAGCACGGGCCTGGTGCCACTGCTGACAACCGTCAAGGAAATCAGAAGTGGGTGTTCCATGAGTGGACCGAGCGCCTTGAGGTGCTCTTCCCATTCACCGAGTACTGCTTGCCGAACCACATGTGGTTCGACGACGCCAGGTACGTCAAGTTCCTCACGCCCGACGAGGAGCGGCCAGTTAAGCTGGTGGCCGTTCCAAAGACGCCGCTAACTCCTCGGTTAATCGCCGAGGAGCCGACCTGCATGCAATACATGCAGCAGGCAATCCGCGAACCCCTCTACGATGAAATCGAGAGGGATCCGGTGGTGGGCCCCCTGGTCGGTTTTACTGACCAGGAGCCTAACCGCTGGATGGCGCAGATTGGCAGCGAAGACGGTAGCTTAGCGACTCTAGACCTCTCTGAGGCTAGTGATCGTGTCGGCAACTGGATGGTGGAAGAACTCTTCGAGTACTTCCCCTTTCTCTCGGAGGCTCTTCAAGCCACCAGGAGTCGATCCGTCCGTCTTCCTTCAGGAGAAGTAATTCCCCTCCTGAAGTTCGCGTCGATGGGCAGTGCTTTGACCTTCCCGGTCGAAGCGATCGTCTTTACGGCGATCGTGATCGAGTCGGTCCTGAGCACGTCATCACGACAGATCACGCGGGCCAATATCATGGCCTTGCATGATCAGGTGAGGGTGTATGGAGACGACATAATCGTCCCTACCCCCTACGCTGAGTCCGTGATCGGGTCTCTTGAGTCTTTCGGACTCAAGGTAAACCGGCACAAGTCTTTCCGGACCGGTTGGTTCCGGGAGTCATGTGGTGCGGAATTCTGGAAGGGCGAGGATGTTTCTCTCGTTCGATCCAGAAGAGCAATTCCGCAATCACGGCGCGACGTCGAAGAGATCATCTCTTTGGTCGAGATGAGGAATCACTTAGCCAAAAGCATGAGTGATTTCCCAACTCTCATCAGCATGATCGATGACCATGTAGAGTCCCTACTCGGTGACTTTCCATGGGTCCTAGAGACGAGCTCTTTGCTAGGCAGAGTCCACCCGTCCGGCTTTTACCAAGTCGACACGGTGGGACGAAACCACCATGCCCCGTTGGTCAGGGGCTGGAAGGTGAACCCGATCATCCCAGAGAACTCTCTGGATGGTCGAGCTGCCTTGATGAAGTGCCTTTCGACCACTATCGGCGTCGAAGACGTCGATGTGAGGCACCTCATGCGTAGCGGACGACCACGCGCCGTCGGCATCAAGCGCGTGCTGGCACGCCCCTTCTAAGGGACGTGGCGGGGAGTTACCCCCGCAGTGTGGAGGCTGGTGCCTCCGTCGCCGTTTTTCGGCGGGGAGGTG